CCGCTCGTCGCCATCCTGCCGACTCGTGGAAATGCCGGTCGAGCCGGGCCGTGATCGTCCATTCACGCGGTATTTCCAGCATAACGACCGAGACGATCACGATATTTAGGGCGATATCGAGCGCGAGCCCGAAAATAACGATCGGCCAGCCGAGCGCGGTCGCCGTTTTCGTGATCGTGCCGGCGCAGCGGGCGCGGTACAGGTTCGTCGCGGCGAGATACAGCAGCCACAAGGTATAGAACGCGAGCGCGACGCTGGCGACGAACCGCATCAGTCGACCCAGTCGATCGCGGCGACGCCGGCCGCATCGGCCGCGGCGGCGACTTCGTCCTCGTACCGCTGACGCTTGCCGATGATCGCACCCGACACCGCGGCGAATTGATCGGCCTTTGCGATCACGCGGTCGACCAGATCGGACAGCGCGACGCCGCGCGCACTCGACAGCGCCGATAGCAGCGGCGTCGCTGCGGTGCCGCCGGTGCGCTTGTACTCTCGCGCTTCGGATTCTTGCTTGTCCCAGGTCGATATTTCGTCGGCAGGGTATCCCGCTTTGATCGTCGCCATGCGTTGCGCGCAGGCTGCGGCGAGGTCGGACAATTTCGCCGCTTTCACGTCGGCCAGCGTCAGCGACGCCGCCGGGGCGACGGCGACAGGATTGCCGGCGGCGTCCGGTTCGATGCGATTGCCTTCGCTTTGTGCCGTCATCAGCGCGTCGTGTTGCTCGGCGCTAACGTCGACCGCGTCGGCGGGGATGCCATCCCCGTGAATTTCAGGAATGTAAAAGCCGCGCGTCGAGGGGGAATATTTGTACATGTCAATATCCGATCGCAAAATAATAGGCATACCCGCTTCCCGCCGCGAACGCGCTGCCGTTCCACGCGAAATTTTTCAACGTGAAGCCGGAAGCGTTTTGCGAATAAGTTCCGTACACCGAAATGTTCGATGAACTCCACGCGCTAGCGGACGCTTCGGTCGCGAGAACTGCAAGCGTTGCGGTCGGGAACGCGAAGGAATACGTACATGTCGCCACGCCGCCCGATGCGGTCAATTGCCCCCATTGGATGACCGGCGCGCCTGCGCCGGGAAACTTGATATAACCCGTACCCGCTTTCAAATAGACGAACGCGCCCGGCACGAGGGCGCGGATCGCGGCGATCAGATTCGTTTCGAAATTCGATACGTTGCCGTCGTCGTTGACATTGTTCGACTGATTGTCGGCGATCATTTGCGCGACAGCGGCCGCAACGAACGACGCCTGCCGCAGCACCTTATTCACGTCGGCCGACTTTGCGAGGCCGGACGAAAAACCGTTCGCCGTCGTCGACGCGCCCGCATAGGTCGTCTGATCGGTGACGTTCGCGCTACCGCCCGTTGCGAACGGTAAAAATTGGTTGCTCGGCATAAATGTTGCCCTTAGTCAATTGGTCAGTAGTTTAGCGCATAATTGCCGCTGTCAAAGCCCGACACGTACGAATTATTTATATCGAAGCCGAAACACGCCGTTCCCGATACGCTTGTGACCGCGACGCGATCGAGCGCGACGCCGGCCGGTTTCAGCCACGCCTTCGCCTGTTGAATGATCGACACGAACAATACCGACGGCACGACGCCGGAAATGCCGATTTGCATCGACATATTGAAATTGTCCTGAATGAAAACGTACGTGCCGCCGGTCGACAGCGCATTCAAAATCTGCTGCGCGCCGCCGAGCGTGCCGTCCCAATTGTTCGCCGCGATTTTCAGGCGGATAAATAGCCGATACGTGTCGTCGTCGAGCGTCGTGCGCCCGGTCGTCGAATCGCCGGGTCCGAACCATACGCCCTGATCCCATCCGAGCCCGCTTGTATCGAACGAAAAGAACGTCCCGGCGACGGGCGTTGCGAGCTGGCGCGACACGCCGACCCATTGCCCGATGACGTCGAGCGATGCGCCGGTCGCCGTATCGAGGTCGTAATTCCCGAGCATGCCGGCAAGCGCCAATTGCACGTCGGCGAACGGCTGCAGCGCGGCCGACACGGAAGCGACGAAGTTCGGCTGCGATCCGGTCGCGCTCGGGAGCAGGTTGACGTAATCGGAAACGGTCGGCATGGATCAGCTCACGTTGACCGTGACGTTCGCCGTCGGACAATTCGCTTCGGCGTTGAACGCGATCGCAACGTCGGCCGTGCCGCCGTTGAGCGTGATCGACAGCACTTCATACGTCGCGCCCGCGGCCGCGCCGTTCTGATACGCCGGTGCGTACAGGCGCGAGAATTGCACGGGTTGCCCGATTGCGATCGCGTTGATGTACGCCGACACCGCCGACTGAATCGCAGCGACGTTCGCCGACGTGTACCCGGTCAGCGCCTTGATATTCACGGTGACAGAAACGTTCGTCTGCGCGAGCGCATAGTAATTGATCGTGTACGGGATGCCGGACACGGGGTCGGTATAGGTCGCGCTCGTCGTGCCGACCGTTGCCGCGCCGGGCGTTTTCTTTTGCCCGATCGCCGCAGCGATGCTCGTCGTCGTGCCACCGGCGACGACGACGGCGATCGATTTCGCCGGCAAGCCGTTCGCGTCGGTCGTCGTGCCGGTGTTTTCGTAAATCGCCGCCTGCGTCACGCCCGACACGTTCAAGACCGCGCCGAGCAGCGCGCCGAGCGGCGATTGTGCCGGCAGGCTTGTCGACACCGCTTGTCGCTGGCGCAGCGCCGCGTCTGACTCGACCGGCGCGCCCGACACGGCATCGGCCGTCGACACGAACGATTGCCAGCCGAGCTGCGGCGTCATGATCTTGTTGATCGTGCCGGACGGGGCGACGAGCGCGCCGACTTGCTGCGCCGTGACGGTTACGGAAATTTGCCCGGCCGACGGGATCGTCGTCGTCGGCACATTCCACTTATTGCCGTTCGCATCCTGCACGACGCCGCCCGTAATCACGGTGCCGACGGTGCCGCCGATCAGGCCGACCGCGGTCGAATAGGTCGGGACAAGTCGCTGCAGGCCGTTGATTTTGACGCGCGAGGACAGGCCCGCGCCGATCGCGTATGTCGGCGAAAACGAATTGTATGTATCGACGGCGGTTTGATTGCAATCGTGAATGGCCGTCGCGATCACCGCGAGGAATTGCCCGTCCTGGCTATCCGGCGCGATATACACGTCGGAACCGTAAATCGCTTGAAATTGCGCGACGAGCCCGGCGAGGATCGTCGCGTAAGACGGCGCGACGATGCCGGTCGAGGTCACTTGTGCGGCGAGTGTCGTCATGAGCTATAGGCCGAGGAAACCGTCGCCGCGCCGTAGATCGTCGAAATCGCGGCGGAAACGGAAAGTTTGCGGGTAGTGCGATCAAGCGACGACGCGTAATCCGTGATCGCGAGAACGCCCGGCGTATCGAGAATGCGTTGCTTGATCGCCGCGTCGTATTTGCCGACGGTGCCGCGCCCGAGAATGTCGGTCGCGTACGGCGTGCCTTCGGTCGTGTCGAGGAACCATTCGCCGGTCGCCAGCGCCAGCCTGGTTTGCACCGCTTGCGCGACGGCCGCCGGCGAGTCGACGAGGAATTCCGAGCGCCCCAGGCCGAACACGTAATCGCCGGTCGCGGAAAGGGAACGGTATCGCATCAGGTCGGCGCTCCGGTGTTGCCGCTGCCCGTCGTGACGCCGGAATGCGTGTGCGTTTTCGACGATTTGCCAGCAAATACGACGTCGGTCGTGCCGTTGACGGTCGGCGCTTTGATCGTGGATCCGGCCGGCGCGGTCACGTTGCCGGCGCTGTCGATCGTCACGCCGTTGAGGTTGATGCCGCCCGGCGCTTTGACGTTGACGAGTTGCCCGGCCGCGACTTCGACATACGTCGACCCGTCGTCGGCGCGCAGTTGCACGCTATTGCCCGACACGCTCGACACGGCGCGCGGCTTGCTGCGTACGCCGACGAGCGCGAACCCGTCGGACGGATCGTGCATGCGCAATTCGGTCTGGATATTGCTCACGCCGCCGGATTGCCACCACGCATCGATGCAGCGCGACGCGAACACGATCAAGCATTCGTCGCCGGCGGCGATCGGGAATGTCATCGTGTACCCGCCGCCGCCTTGCCACACGACCGGGACGTCGACGAGCGGAGAGAATGATTTCCAGGCGGTCGACCCGTCGGCGTTGCGCTGCAGAAACTGAATTGCCGGTTGCGCGGTGATCGTGTTCGCCGCGGCGTTGAACGATTGCACGACGGCCGGCATCGCGGTCCACAGTCCCGATTGCCAGCCGTCGAAAGCGGCGAGCATCGCGTCGATACCGTCGCCAAGTCGTTCGCGTCGATCCATCTAGTTTTTCGCCTGCACGGTTTGAGAGGAAATATCGACGGCGAGGCAGATCAAGTCCGCGTACCACTCCTGGCCGCGCGTGTCGCCCGAATAGTCGATCGCATACACGCGATAAAATCCATCGGTCGACACGTTCGCGTAATACGCCGTCGCGCCGTACCGTGAATTATATACAACTTGCCCTATGGGAAGATTTCTTTGTTGGAACACGCCGTCGGCGCGCAAATCCGCCTGCGACGTCGCGTTGATGCTGTCGGCGGCGATTTGCACGAGGCCGCCGACGCGCAGCCGGGGATTGATCAGCGCGCGCACCTTGATTCCCTGATCGGTTTGTTCCGGTACGCCGACCATGCCTGTCGCCGGCGAAATAACGACCGCCTCACCGGCGCGGTATCCCTGCAGCGTCGTGACGTTGATTTTGCCGCCTTCGATATTCCACGTTGCGCCGAGCGATTTCGACAGGCTGCGCATTTGCAGCCGAGCGTTGCCCCACGCGACTTTCCCGCGCGGCGACGGCACGACGCCCGTAATTCTCGGGTCGAGGTCGCCGAGCGATAAGCCCATCGCCTGCGCAATTTGCGTCATGCGGTCGATTGCCGTCGTGCCGGCCGCGATCGTCACATTGCCGACGCCGAAGTTGTATTCGACATCGTTTTCCGCGGCGAGAATGTCGAGATACGTCGTCGTCGCGTTTTCCTTGCCGACGCGCCATTGCTTGATCGTGCCGTCGAAAATTACGCCGAACGCGCCGTTTTCATAGCCCGCTTGCACGACGACGCGCGTGTATTCCGACGTCGGACCAACGAGCGAACGCACCGTATCGCGCGACAGGTTGTAGACGCGGATGACTGCCGAATTCGGCGATTCGAAATCGGCGGCCGAAATCTGGAATCGAAAGTGGAATTCGGACAGGTCGAGCGCGGATCCGCCGGCGGCGATCGTCAGCGACGCGCGGCGGCCGAATAGCGCATCGGTCATGGTGACACCACGAAATAGACGTGCGACGTGTCGCCCAGGTCGCCATACGTCGGCGCGGCGTTCGGGTCGTTGTCGTTCTGCGCGTACAGCGCGCCGCCGATGCCGAGATAAGCGACGGGGGCGAGCAGGTTCGCGCCGGCCACGAGTGGTACGCCCGACAGCACGGGATTGCCGGCGCTGTCGAACAGGTCGACGACCCATAGCGCCGAGACGTGATTCCACGCTACGACGAGCGCATACGGCACGCCGCCGAGCGATACCGTGCAGCGTTGCGGCGTGCCGGGGGTCAGCGGGATTTCGTATACGGTCGTCATCGCGGCAGGAAATTGAGGATTGTCGACGGGGCGTTATCGAGCTGGCGCTGGCCGAAGTCTTTCACCGCGCCCCATTTCGCCGCGATCGGGTTCGCCTGCGCGAGTGGAACGTCGACGGTTGCCGTCGTCGCAAACAGGATTTCGCGACACGTCGCCGTCACGAACAGCGCGTTTTCCGAATGCTTATCCGTCGTCACCGCGAGCGATTTGATCAGCATGTTTCGATAAACACGCTTGCCGGTGTAGACGTCGATCAGGCCGCGGCCGGACTGCAGCGCAAGAAACGATTCGTAAATCGTCCGTGCCTGCCCGGTGCCGTCGCCCGACAGGATCGAATTGACCGTTTGCGCCGCGCCTATCGCGGTCCGCACCGCGGATCCGCCGAGCGACGCCAGCGCGCCGACGGCGGTCGTGCCGAGCGAAGCGGCCGCCGCGCCGAACGTGCTCCCCGTGATCGACGACGATCCTTGCGGCGAATTCGAAAACGCGCAGCGGATCACGACTTCGGACGGGCGTTTATACGCGTGATCCGTGATCGACGACCCGGTTTCGACCGGGTGATCGGTAATTTCCATGTCGTCGAAATGCGATTCTTCGATCACGACGTCGGGCTCAAGGTCTTGCGATCCTTCCTGCGGGAAGAATCCCCGCGGCGCGCGGATCGCGATCGCGCCCAGGCCGAGCGTAATCGCCGGGAGAACGAAGCCGGTCATTGTGTCGCCCCGCTGAAGTTGCGCACGAGGTCGGCGTTCATGCGCTTCATGAAGTCTTTCGCGTCGCGCAGCGCATCGTCGACGTCACGCCCCGCGCCGTTCACGTGGATATGGTTTTCCTGTTTCACCGCCGGCGCGCCGGCGCTTGCGGCACGATCGCGCTCGGCGCGCGCCGCGTCGATTTTCTCGGCCACGCCGGACGGTTCGACGGGCGTCGCGAGCCGTATCAATTCGTCGTTATTGCCCGGCATGACGCGCAGCGCATCGGCGTACATGCGGCGCAAAAATTTACCCGTGTCGCTGTTCAACCACTGGAA